TGTACAAGACTAAGGGTGCAGATGGTAAGTGGCACACCACCTCTAAGAATAAAGCCCGTGCTGATTACGAGTCTAAGAACGGCAAGATTAAGTCTAAGGACACTACTGTGGACCACAAAGACAATAACCACAACAATGATTCAAAGGGAAACCTTCGCGCCATCTCACGTAGCAAGAACACCGCTAAAGAAAATAAGCGTCGTGCAGGAAAGAAAGAAAACGAGAAGTGAACCCAGACTCTGACCAGTTTGATGAGTACAGAACTTTGGGTGATGAAAAGCCAAAAGCCCAGAAATGGGAACACGAGCACCCTGACGATACTGTTCACTTAAGGCGTCGCTACCAACTTGCTAGAACAATGTCTACTGAAGAGTATTACGCACAGGGCGGCTACGCCTACGGAAAGCGGGGAAAAAAATGAGTAAAAAACATCATCATCATCATCATCACACTCACGCTCAATTTAACGATATTAATGTAAATAGTCGTACTGGCGTACCTAGCTATTCTCATGTAAGTTACGGGTATGGTGGATACGGACTTGGTTACGGCGGACTTTACGGCGGATACGGTTATGGTTATGGTGGATATGGTGGCAACGCGCAAAGCGGAGCCCCTGATGCAGCAGCAGATTCTGGCGGAGATTCCGGCGGAGGAGATGGAGGAGGAAGTCAATGATTACTACCACGGAGCGTGAAGCACTTACTCTTAATGACCGTTGTGACTCCTGCAGTGCTGCAGCAAAAGTTGTGTTTACATTTTTAAACGGCGAATTAATGTTCTGTGGACATCACGCAAAAGATAAGCACAGTGCGCTGTCTCTCAAGTCAATTTCCGTTTGGGACCCTGAATCTGCTTTGATTTAGTATAATTTATGTAATAATGAAACGCTTGCGCTTATTCGCAGCACTATCTGTTTTAACATCCGCAGCCTTCTTTCCTTTATTATTCCCAAACCCAGCTTACGCAGAGATGACCCCTGCAGGAACAACAATTACCTGCGCCAAAGATGATGGCACCCAACAAGTTTCTAATGTTGGTTGGAATAATTCAAACGCCTTTTTTAATGGCAAAGGTGATATTGCTGCGCTTTTCTGCACAGGCGGATTTTCTAACGGGTTTCCAATTTTTGTTTCAACAACTGTTCCTGATGGGCCTCTTCGCTATTACAACGGAGTAGTTCCAACACCGATTGAACCAAGCCCAACACCTACAACTTCTGATACATCTACTGCAACAACTCCAACTTCTGATACATCTACTGCAACAACTCCAACCCCTGCGCCATCAAGTACGCCAGAACCAACAGCATCGCCAACCCCAACACAAACTTCAACCCCTGAACCCACACCTAGCCCATCACCTACTCCCGAACCATCAGTTTCGCCCGAGCCGAGTCCAACGCCATCTCCAACTCCGACACCCGTAACTCCAGAGCCTTCACCTTCTCCAACGCCTTCTGCAACTCCTGTACCTTCCCCAGAGCCTTCTGTGCAGCCGAGTCCAACGCCTCAGCCGTCTCCTGAGCCATCCCCAAATCCTGAGCCATCGCCTACTCCTGTTCCTGTCGAACCAACACCCATACCAACAATCCCACCAGCAGTGGAACCAGAACCAATACCAACTCCAACACCTACAACTCCACCAGTGGACCCTCAGCCAACAATTCCGCCAGTGGTACCGACCGTACCTGAGGCTGTAGGTCCCACTCCATTGCCAACTGTTGAGCCTGTGCCAGTGACTCCAATTGAGCCGCTGCCAACCCTAGAGCCCGAACTACCTCCTGAGCCTGGTCCTGAACCTGTTCCTGAGCCTCCCGTAGAGACTGAACCACCTGTTGTAATTCCTGACCCTGATGGGGCAATTGGTGGTCCACCTATTGACCCTGCACCTGGTACAGAAACGCCATTAGAACCCATAGAAGAGCTACCACCAGTGGTAGAGCCCGAAGAGCCACCCGTAGTAACCGAGGAGCCTCCTTTGGAAGTCGAACCACCTGTGGAAGAAGAAACACCACCAGTGTTACCAGAGCCAGAGCCAGAAAATCCGATAGAAGAATCATTCCCAGAGGTTACCATAACTGAAGAGGAAGCCGCTACTGCTGCGGTAGAAGATGTTCTATCTGACGGAACTCTTTCTGTTGCCGATGCTGAGGCTGTTATGGAGGCCCTAAACGCAGACGGAGAAGTTACTGCTGAAGAAGTGTCGGCTTTATCTGAGGCCTTATCTGAAGATGGAAAGCTAACTACCGCTGAAAAAGAACTTGTTGCTACAGCATTGATTGAATCAGTAGCCCCTGGAGAAACTCTTACAAAAGAGCAAATTCAAGATGCTGGTATTGAGTATAAGGACCTTCCCGAAGAGACTCCTGTCGAGGTTAGGCAGGATGAAGAGGGTAACGAAGTTATAATTACAGCAGACGTAGCTGCGGCTCTAGTTCTTCTAGAGAACCCATCAGAATTAATTGGCGCAATATTTAGCGACCCAGGTGAGGCACTACAAGCATTTGCAAGTATTGGTGCAGACATGTCCACCGAAGAGCGTGAAGAATCAACAAAAGCTGTTGTTGCAACAGTTATTGCTGCAGGTGCTGCAATAAATGCTGTTGGTGCTGCTGCAGGTGCTGCAAGTGGTTCAACAGGAGGAAGTTCTGGAGGCGGAGGCGCTTCTGGCCAATCAGGATATAGGAGAAAACCGTGAGAGTACTAAGAGATATGGTTGACCAACTATGGACGCTACTAGGTATGTTTATTGCTTGGGTAGTTCTAGACGGTTCAGCTAAAACAATTGTGGGGTACGCAATTATGGGAACATTAGTTGCTTGGGCGGTGACTTACCGATTACGTAATCCAAAGGATGACGAATGAAAAAAGTTGGATGTGCGTTAGCCGCTTTACTACTGGCTATATCGCTAAGTAGTTGTGGGTACAGCGGGTTCTTTAGATACCCATGCCAAGACCCAAAAAACTGGGAAACACCAGAGTGTAAGCCACCTATCTGTACCGCTACACAGACCTGTCCTGTAGACTTGGTCAAAACACCTCAACCAGAAGGAACACCAAATGCTTAAAGAAAAACTAACGCCACAAGATTTAGATGCTAGATTAAAGTTTATTCTAGGCATCACGCTAGGAACAATCCTCTTGTGCACATCCCTAGGCATCTTGTACGGACTTCTATTTGTAACACAGCCTATTGGAGCACAGTCAGAGAATGACAAGATGTTCTTCAACGTTTTGGGCAGTATTGCTACTTTTATTACAGGAACTCTTGCAGGTATTCTTATTGGTTCATCTGGAGCTAAAGACATTATGTCAGCTCAGCTACAAAACAAAGAGATGGACGCCAAAAACACACAAGCCGATAAGAAGCTTGAAGCAGAAATTGACGCAACCGCTGCTCGTCTAGCAGCTAAGCCAAATGGCGCTATGCCAGAAGAACAACCAGTTGATACAGATTGGGATAAAGAGTAATGGCAGAACAAGGAACAGCAGCTCGCCTCATTGAAGTTGCTACAGCAGAGCTAGGTACTATCGAAGGTCCTAAGGACAATGAGACAAAGTACGGCGCGTATACAAAGGCTAACTTCCAACCATGGTGCGGAAGTTTCATCAACTGGTGCGGAAACGAAGCGGGCGTAAAAATCCCTAACACTGTTTACACTCCAGGTGGAGCACAGGCTTTCAAGAAAGCTGGTGCTTGGATTGATGGAGATATTGCAGACCCAGAACCAGGAGATATCGTCTATTTTGATTTCCCCGCAGACGGCGTCGATAGAATTTCTCACGTTGGTATTGTTGTAAAAGATAATGAAGATGGCACTGTTTGGTGTATAGAAGGCAACACATCTTCAAAGAAGTCTGGAAGCCAAAGAAATGGCGGAGAAGTGTGCAAGCAACTTCGTGCATTTAAGAAGAACAAGGCTGGAGTCTTGATTTCAATTGTTGGTTTTGGCCGCCCAAAGTTCAAAGCAGCAGGAGCAGCTAAACCTGCTACAGCAGCAGCTAAGTGCCCAACCTGCGGTAAGTAGTGGATGATGCTGAACGCATAAAGCGCTGGATATGCGCTTTATGCGATAAGCGTTATGTTGTTCCTGATTTAGCCCGTATGTGTGAAGAAAAACATCTAGAATCAGACTATGGCTTACGCTGACGGAACATGTGACAGAGAACCAGTATTTAGCTGGGAAGATTTTGTTGACCCAATTAGCGGAGATTTTCGTCCAAGTTTAGACAGACTTTCCTAAGTAGAAAAGGAACAATATTAATATGCCATCATTACCGGAGGGAAGCATGAACCTTAATTCAGGTGTAGGCGATAACGCTGCTGGAAGATACTTTGGTGCTCGCGGTGGCGGTCGCGGTAGCGGTATGAGTAGTCGCCAAATGCGCCAGTACATGCAGATGCGTCGTGATGAAATGTCTCACGGTGCTTATCTTGCAAATCAGAATGACTCGCTTAAGAGTGACCGCGATGAAAATAGAGGTCAGCGCGAAGCTGATAAAGAATTTAACCGCACTAGCTTACGAACAGATGCTACTGTGAAACAGGACGACTGGACCGCAGGCCGTGACACACTAAGGCAAGACTGGAGCCGCGGCCGTGCAAGTGAGCACTTATCAGGATTTGCTGAAAAAAATCCGCACACAACAGCTGTTAACCTTGATAGTGCAAGTGCAAGTTTTAATCCTGGTTTTGCTCCACCTGGCGGAGGCGGAGGTCCTAGATATGTACCTAGCGTACAAGTAACTCCACCAATAGGGGGAGGGCCAAAAGAAATAACCGCACCACCTAAAGTTAAAACTACACGTATGTCAACGAAGAGAATGCAAGCAGCGGTTGACTCAGGAGAGTTAAGCCAAGCAGAAGCAGCTGAACGACACAAAGGTTATGCGGCCCGCCTTGGTCGTTCGAGTGCTGATGATAGCGCCGGAAAACCTCCTGCACCTATCCGTCAAGGCCTTGATTACGTGGCTGGTATCGGCTCTAAGGGTCAATTTGGTGGCACACCTCCTGGCGGCGGCGGCGTTGGAACACCAATTAAATAAATTTAGTAACATCTAATGATTCCACTAATCCCGTATGTTAACGCTAAGTGGCCTCCCGAAAAAAACCAAAAAACTTTAGATAAACCTAGTGACCGAGAGTTCCGCGACGCTCTTACTCGTGCTTGGGGAGCTACTCAAGGGCAAGTAACAAACGCCGTTCAATGGAGTGATTCAGTACCATGAGAAAAAAAACGTTTGACACTGATGCAAAGTTTAAGCCTGTCACAATTAGAGACAGTAGATTTGGCATACGCAAAATATATTTAACTAAAAATGAGACACCTAGTATTGGGACCTACAGTCGTCCAGGTAAGGGCCCTAACGGAGAGTCTTCGAATTAAGCCTGACAACCTCTGTATTTCCGTTGGACAATAGCCTTTGCGCCTCCGATATCAGGCGTTAATACCACTCTAGAGAAAAAAAGGTAAATAATGTCAAGTTATAACTCACCACTTCCAGTGGGTGCAGACCAGGCTACGGGCGCTTACGCCATTGCCATTGGTGACACCGCAGCTGGAACTAACAACGTCGGTAACCGCACTGACTCTGCAGGTAACGTAGCACCTGATTTCGTATGGGGTAACTTCCCAATGCAACCAAATGATGAGCGTACAGACGGAACAGCTGTTGTAGCTGTAGCAAACGATTACACTCAAAATTATGATTGGTCTGGTTATACAACCTACCCAAGCGCACGTCTAACAGCTGCAACTAGCAACAACCACACATTGGCAGAAGCTGAGTGGAACAACTACCCATCATTCACACCAGGCGTAGGTAGCTACATGATTACAGCAGCTACAGGTAACGGCACAACTGTTACATACACCTCACAGAACAAGCTTGCAGTTGGAGATGTTGTAAACATCACCGGACTTACAGCTTCAGCTTACAACCTGTCTTCAGCAACAGTTGCTTCAGCCAACGCACTAAAGTTCACAGTAACTAACGCAGCAAACGCAGGTGAAATTACAGGACAGTGGTACGGCAAGGTAGAGTCAACAACCGCTCTTACAGCCTATGATGGCGCTGGAATCACATTCATCAACGTACCTTCAGTTGTTGGACAGACAACAGCTCTTGCACTTGATGCTCTTAAGGATGCTGGTTACGAAGCAGCTAATATCACAACAGCTTCAGCAGCAACTAACGCAGTATCAACAATCACAGCAGTATCACGTACAGGTACAACAGCAACAATCACCTCAACAGGTGCTGGTGCTAAGTACCCAGTAGGTACAAAGATTACTGTTGCATCACTTGCAGCTCCAGATACCGCACTCAACGGTACCTTCACAGTTACAGCAGTTGCTACAAACACTGTTTCTTACACAACCACAACTTCAGGAGCACTATCAACATCAGGTCTTTCTGTTGCTGGTCTTTCAGGTGTCGAGGGAACTATCAAGTCTCAGACAGTTGCAGCTGGAACAGCCTCAGTGCTTTCAACAGCTACAATCTCAATTACACCGTTTGCAGTACTTTCATAATCTCAACACAAACAAAAAGCCCCCAGCCAATGGCTGGGGGCTTTTTGGTTTGAATTATTAGTGTAGTCCAGCAAACTCCTTTAGATACTGCTGGTATCTTTCTCCATTGTGCTGGCCTGGAACGATTTTCCAGGAGGACCAGTCTTCGCCGCCTCTAGTCATAAAGAACGCAATTTTTGCGTTAATGACCGGGTCGAAGAGTTGAGTGTTTGATTTGAGGTTAAACTTTTCTAGGCGGGTAGGTCCAAGGTCAGCAATCATGTTGATTTGGAATATTCCGTAAGAATTGTCACCTGTAGTTTGGTCTCCATTGTGGGCTAAGGGGCGGCCGTTAGACTCTTTTTTAGCTACCGCATAGGCGACCTTGAGGGCTGTTCCCTCAAAACCAACCGCGCTAAGCAGTCCTACTAAATCAGTGTCCGACAACTTTGTTGCTCCTTTGTACTTCTCTAGCGGGTCCACAGGAACTTGCTCTACAACTTTGACCGGCTCCTCCGCGGTTGCGTTAGCAATCGCCTGAGGAAATGTGCCAAGTACTAAGCCGTATACTGCAAGTACCGCTATCTTTTCTAGCTTATCTTTTCTGATATTAAGCATTTCTGCTCCTCTCAGTCGGCGAAAGCCACCTTGTGAGTGGCTCTGTCATGTTCTAGGAAACACTAGAGTTACGTAGGGTGTCAAGTTGAACTCGCAATTTTTATTGATAAATACATCTAAACACGAGTTTACGCATAAATATTTAATAATATTTTAATTAAACGCGGTATTATTATTGTTACCGTTCTATGATATACATCACACCTATTGAACGGATACACCTTGAACGTACAAGACTGGGCAGCTTTATCATCTACGATATTAGGCGTAGGAGCCGCTGTAATTATAGGTATCCGTTGGACAATTAAACATTACCTGTCAGAGCTTAAGCCCAATGGTGGCTCATCGCTAAAAGACGCAATTAATAGAATTGCCGTGGACATGGTTGAAGTTCGTGTATCATTGTCAAGACTTGAGGGTCGTTTCGACCAGCACGTAGAAGAAGGAGAAAAATGAATAAAGCAATGATTGAATCTTACGCACGTAACTTGCTTGGTCAGGTTATGGGCGCAGTAATGATTGTCATGCAGACAAGTGGAGCGGCAACGCCACTAGACTTTGGTTCAGGAGAATGGCTACTAGTAGCTAACGCTCTATGGGCATCTCTAGTCCCCGTAGCCCTTCGCTACATTAATAAGAAGGACCCAGCGTTTGGTCGCATAGCAACTATCGGCCTTGCGGAAATTACTAAGAAACTTGCAGTAGAAGCCTCTGTGGCTAAAAAGGCTTCAAAGAAGAAATAAAAGCCTACAATTGGGGGAGCGGCTATGTGCTGCTCCCTTTTTTGTTGTACACTTAAATAAGGAGGAATTACTATGAAATGCGTTAACTGCGACAACCATGCAATCTATACAGTAGCCGATGCTGGGGTAAACCCCGTTGACTATTGCACACAGTGCCTACCAAAGCACCTTCGTGAACGCGCTACTGCGGGTCACTTTCCACTAGCGTTTGTTTCAGCAGAAGAGCCACCAACTAAGGCGTCTTCTAAGAAAAAGACTGAAGAAGTTACTGAAGAACCAGCAGAATGAAAGTAACCCGCGTGAAAGCGGTTCAGGCTCATCCAATACCTTATAGGGTTACGAGCCCTTCTGGACCGTTTCCACAAGAGTTATTTAGAGAGTCTAAAATTAATACCGAGTATGAGTCAGAAGTACCTGAAGATGGAAGTAACTTTCCTATCGGGTCAACTGCTCAAAATAACTTTAAGGGAGCCCGCGTGCTAACTTGCTCAGAATGTAACGAGCGAGTCCTAGAGCATAAGACAGGCGACCACACCTGTAAGGAAGATTAATGTCCCCAAGAAAAAGAGCCCAAGTACCTAGTATTGACGTACTACTTGGCGGATATCAAATAGGTCAACCCTCTGGAGCCACTAGCCTTCCAACTCTTGATGAGTATTTATTTAACCCCTCATCAAAAGTAAAAAGAGCAGAAGTAGCCTCAAAGTATCAAGTTATATCTGCGTATAACTTAAGAGCAACAACAAGCTCAAACCCTAAAAAACCAAGAACACTAAAAGCTGGATACGACGCAAATACTCAAACTTTAACTGTAGTTTTTAGGGACGGCACGTGGTGGAACTACTACGATATTCCGCAGTACCTGTGGGAGGGATTTGTCCTTGCAGAATCAAAAGGCCAATACCTAGAAAGTTCTGGGCTTAATAGATGGCCTAAAATGGGATTAGCTGACCCAGCTGGAATGCCAAGAGACCAGAGGGTTCAACTGAACGATATTAAAACATTTGCTAGTTATATGTACGGGGACGGCGGAGGCTTCGCAGCAAACTAATATGAAATCTATTGGACCACTATACGTAGACGTTCTTCAGTACTACCACCGTAATTTGTTACCTGTGGTAGAAAAAGGCTGGACCCAGGAAACCGAACATCCGTTTAGACAAAGCAAAGTATGCCTAGTATTTCGTTTTCCCTTTACTAAGCCTGGGTTTGTGTTGGGACTATGGAAGCGCTCTGAAGGCTTTGTATTTGATGAAGATGCCGATGATATGATTGCTAAAGCATTAGGTCTTAGAGATATGGAACTTAATACGGAAGAAATAGGTGACTGGCGTGTTTAAAAAGAAAAGCCCTTGGGATAAGCCTTTTTCAGAAAAAGTAGTAAAACGCGTAAGAAAGATACATACAACAGAACTTGAGATGTGGATTGAACAGGCTACCTACGAAATAGGTCGTTGTATGAGCGTTTACTCTAGAACCCGTGATGTTGCAGTCCTAGAAGAAGCTTTAACAGGTGCAGAGGCCCTTCACGCTGTTGTACACGAGTTGCACACTAGAACCACCGCAAAACTCGGGTAAAACGACATGTCGACATTTCCGCTACAATTATCTTGCCTCTCTTCCTTCTCTCCCGTGTGTGGCAACGTGAACCCTGGTATACCTACCAGGGTTTCATGTTTTTTACTAGACTAAGGAACATATGAGCGAGTTAGAATTTTTAGACGAAGAAGAGGTACTCTTAGAGGATGACGACGAACTCCTCGAAGAAGAGGAAGAAGAGTTAGACGAACTTTCCAAAGAGTTTGTTCGTAAGACAGTAGACAAAACAATTCAATTTATGAACGCGCTAGTTGGGCATGAGTTACACCCGTATCAACTACCGCTTGCTCGTCGCATTATTGAGTCTGTAATCATTAACGACGGCGAAGAAGTTACAGCACTTGCCGCACGTCAGTCAGGAAAATCAGAAACAATTGCTAACACAGTAGCCACGTTAATGGTGTTGCTACCAAGGCTTGCAAAGATGTACCCAGATTTATTAGGCCAGTTTAAAGATGGCATCTGGATTGGTATGTTTGCTCCAGTTGAGGGCCAGGTAGAAACACTCTTTGGTAGAACCGTAAATCGTTTAACTTCTGAGCGTGCATTAGAGATTTTAGGTGACCCAGAGATTGATGACTCTCTTGGAAAGGTCCCAGGCGTAACACGTCAAATTAAGCTTAAGAACTCAGGCAGTAGCCTAATGATGATGACAGCTAACCCTCGCGCAAAGATTGAATCAAAATCTTTCCATCTTATTGTTATTGACGAGTGCCAAGAGGCAGATGACTTTGTAGTGTCTAAATCAATCTCTCCAATGCTTGCGTACTACTCAGGAACAATGGTAAAGACAGGCACACCGACTACACACAAGAATAACTTTTATCGCTCTATTCAATTAAACAAGCGTAGACAGACAGGTAGAGCCTCAAGACAGAACCACTTCCAATGGGATTACAAAGACGTATCTAAAGTAAACCTGAACTACGGCAAATTCATCAAGAAAGAGATGTTACGTATTGGCGAGGACTCTGATGAGTTCCAGATGTCGTACAACTGCAAGTGGCTACTAGAACGCGGAATGTTCGTTACTTCTACAATTATGGACGAGCTTGGAGATACCTCTCAAGAAACTGTTAGAGCGTGGCACAGAACTCCAGTAGTTGTAGGAATTGACCCCGCACGTAAGCTGGACTCAACAGTTGTAACAGTTGTGTGGGTTGACTGGGACAGGCCAGATGAGTTTGGTTATTACGACCACCGAGTGCTCAACTGGTTAGAAATTCAGGGCGATGACTGGGAAGACCAGTATTTTCAAATTGTAAACTTTCTTGGTTCTTACGATGTTTTAGCGGTAGGTGTAGATGCTAATGGAGTTGGTGATGCAGTAGCCCAACGACTTAAGCTTTTACTTCCGGGAGCAGAGGTTCACTCGATAGGAAGTAGCCAACAAGAGCAGTCTAAACGCTGGAAGCACCTTAAGGCTTTGATTGACCGACGTATGGTTGGCTGGCCCGCACATGCTAAGACTAGACGCCTTAGAACTTGGAAACGCTTTTACCAACAGATGACAGACCTTGAGACAAAATTCCAAGGCCCAAACTTCTTAGCCCACGCCCCCGCTGAGGCTCACGCCCACGACGACTACGCGGATAGTTTGGCCATTGCTGTCTGTTTAACTATGGATTTAACGATGCCTTCGGTAGAAGTATCTTCTTCACCTTTTTATAGATAATTCTTACTTTAGGCAGTATTTACCTTAAATAAGTAGCACACTTTTACCTGAGGCCTCAACCTTCTACAAGGAGTTATAACTATGACAATCTCACCAGCACCAAGTTTCCCGGAACGTCCAGGTACAGTTTACGACCGCAAGATGGCTGGCGCTATGCCAGGACAGCGCGGACCACTTCGTTTTGAAGAGGGAATCGCAACTGATACAGACGTTCCGCAAGAATTCTCAAACGGAGCTGCACAGGGCTATATCCCTGCAGCAGGCCGTACAAATCGAAATGCACCAGTTCACACTAAGTCAGCTGAAGAAACAATGCGTGAGCGTGCTCACGTAGGTTCTGCAGCATGGGTGGAAGGACCAAACACTCTCCAAGAGTTTGCTTCTGCTGGTTTTAGCGATTACGGTTCAAATGTTATTGAGGAAGTATTCCGCAATGGCTCACACCAACAGCGCCTTAACCCTGCAGTAGTACAGGACTAATAGAAGAAATAGCTCCCCACCGTCCTTCGGGACTGGTGGGGCTTTTCTAAGGATTAACTATGGCACTCATTTCTGGTCGTTCCGTAACTAATGCTCCAAAGCAGTTACCTGCTAATCCACGCCTCTGGAATACAGTTACTGTTATGGCTAAGTCACGTTTTCCTAAGTATCCTTCACCAGCTGCCGCTCACTGGGTGCACAGTAAATATGTGCAAATGGGCGGAAAATTTGTAGATTCTAAAAAAGATATTGACCCACGTAACAGAGATTACGTACAGGAAAAAAGAGACAAAGAAGAAAAAGAACAAAAGCAAAAAGTAACTAAGCCTGTTGGTCACGGAGTTATTAAGGGCGAGTCCTTTAAGCGTTAAGACGATATGTCGATATTGGTGATAGTATTTAGTTGTGAGTTTAACGAGAGGAATTATCGGTGAGTGGTAGCGGTCTAGATTTCTCACCTCCATCATATAGAGCTGCGTCTTCTGATTTAACTATCTCTATTTCTCCACTAGGTCTTGTAGAACTGGCGGATGAAGAGTTTGAAGTACACGGTCCTCGCCTAAACCGTTATTCACTTAACTGGGCTATGTATCTTGGCCATCATTATTCATACCGCCGTCAAGTAGGCGAATCACAGATGGTTCTTAACTACTACCGTGCTTTTACAGACTTTATTCTTAACTTTACATTTGGTAAGGGCGTCCAATTCCGTAGCCCTAAACAGACAGAGGCTATCGTTCCTGACTTGCTAGAAAGAGTTTGGGAAGTAGATAACAACAAAGCAACAGTACTTTGGGAAATGGGACAGCAAGGCGGAGTCTCTGGTGACTGCTTTATTAAAGTTGCTTACGAAGAGGCTTACCAAGACCCATCTGGTCGCGTTCATCCAGGCCGTGTTCGTATCTTGCCGCTTAACTCTTCGTTTGCTTTCCCCGAGTTTCACCCTCACGACCGTGAACGTTTAATCCGTTTTAAACTTAAGTACCGTTTCTGGGGCACATCCCTTGAAGGAACACGTCAAGTATTTACCTACACCGAAATCTTAACTGATGACTCTATTGAGGAGTACATTAACGATGAACTCATTGACTCTCGTCCTAACCCGCTTGGCACTATTCCCATTATTCATATTCCTAATGTCCGCATTTCTGGTAGCCCTTGGGGCCTATCTGATTGCAATGACATTATTCCAATTAATCGTACGTACAATGAAACGGCTACAGATATTGCCGACATCGTTAACTACCACGCAGCGCCAGTTACGGTTATTATCGGTGCTAAAGCGTCGCAATTAGAAAAGGGCGCTAATAAAGTATGGGGCGGACTACCCAAGGATGCTCGTGTAGAAAACCTTGAAGGTGGAGCACAGGGCCTTAAGGGTGCTATGGACTTCCTTGCAATGATGAAAAAGTCAATGCACGAGATGGTTGGTGTTCCTGAAACTGCTCTTGGTCAGGCAATGCCTGTATCTAACACCTCAGGTGTAGCACTAGCAATTATGTTCCAGCCTTTGATGAACCGTTATCACCAAAAAATCATTCAATACGCACACGGGCTAGAGCGCGTAAACGAACTTATTCTTATCAGCCTTGCAGTTAAAGAACCTGAAACTATGCAGGCTAACCCTGGTACACGGTTTGCTCCTCTTAAAGAGGGCCAAGTTCAAGTACTAGATTTAAACGACCCAATCAGCTTCCGCTCATACGTGCATTTTCCACCTCCGCTACCACTTGACAAGTTAATCGCGCTTAACGAAGTTCAAACAATGCTTTCCCTTGGCCTAGAGTCTAAGGAAGGGGCACTTCGTTCATTAGGCGAAGAGTTCCCAGATGAAAAACTTATGGAGATTCGTCAAGAACTTATTGATGACGCTAAGGCCGACGGTGCTCTTAACCTTGTAAAGGGTCAGATTCAGCAAGAAATTGCTCAGTTAACTGGAATGCTTCCAGGCCCAGACGGAGCTCCACCTCAACCAATGCAAGGTCCAGAAGGTCAACCTATGCCAGGAAATCCTGGAGCGGCTAGCCCTATCCTTGACGAAGCTCAAATGTTTGCACAGATGGGCGAGCAAGGAATACGACAGCGCCTTGTAACAGAAGCTTACGGTACAAAAATCCCACAACGGCGAGTACCGGAAGAGTATGAAAAGTAAGTAGTTTAGCCTGACAAGTCTGCCTAAACAAGCAAAAATTGTTTACTGAAAGACAACGTTTGGTCATATGTGTTATTAAATTGGAAAACGACCCCTAGGATAAAAGGAAGTAAAAATGGATACTGCAGAAGTAAACGCAGAGGCCTTCGCAGCCGAAGCAGGAGTACTACCAGTTATTAATATGTCTGATGCTGATGCATCAACTGTTAGTACGCAAAACACAAAATTTTATACAGAAGATGACCTTGCTAAGGTTCGTTCTCAGGAAAAAGAAAAGCTTTATCCTCAGATTGAAAAGCTAAAGGAAGAAGTCGATGTATTGAAGCGCAGTCGAGAAGAAGAAGCCAGTCGAGTTGCAACTGAAGAATCAGAGCGTCAAGCTCGTATTACTCAGGAACAAAAAGCTAAGGAAGAGTCTGAACTAGAAGTTCGTGACCTCCTTGCTAAGAAAGAAAAAGAATGGCAGGAACAACTGCAGCATGAGCGTCAAGAACGCGAAACTGCTTTTGCACTTCTAGAACGTGAACGCACATACACAGAACTTCAGACATACCGAGCACAGAAGCTCGAAGCTGAGCGTGATAACATCATGCCAGAGCTTGTTGACTTGATTAGTGGAAACACTATGGAAGAAGTTGATGCAAGCATAGAGAGCTTGAAAGAGCGCTCAACTAGAATTCTCGAGTCGGCGCAATCTGCAATGCAGAATGCACGTCGAGAAATGACAGGAACAAGGGCGACCTTGCCTCCTGGAGCCGGACCCTTGGATACCAATTCGGAGCAAAAGAACTTAACGGCGCAAGATATTGCGTCAATGTCAATGGATGAATACGCTAAATATCGTGGCCGACTCTTGAGCCCTAGTGCTCAGGGGAAAACAAAGGGACTGTTCGGATAACCCAAAAATCCAATACCATTGACAAGGAGTCAATTTAAATGGCATCAAGCATTACGGGTACCGGCAATCTTGCCGCAGCACCTACAGCGTACTCAGGTACAAACACACAGCTGACTCAAGCGATTCAGACAATCTGGTCCAAGGAAATCTTGTTCCAGGCAATGCCTATCCTTCGCTTTGAGCAGTTCGCAGTAAAGAAGACTGAACTAGGTGTTGCACCTGGTCTTCAAATCAACTTCATGCGTTACAACAACCTCGGCTTTGCTTCAGCACTTGTCGAAGGTGTACGTATGCAGACAAACGCTCTTACAGCGCAACAGTTCTCAATCACAGTAACTGAGCATGGTTATGCTCTTGCTGTATCTGAGCTTCTATTGAACGCTTCATTCGATGACGTAATGGCTTCAGCCTCACGTCTTCTTGGTCGTAACATGGCAATCTATCTTGACCAGTTGTCACGCGACACACTCTATGCAGCAACATCAGTAATCTACGGTGAAGACCGCTCAGGCCAGACAGCAGTTAATGCTTGGTACGCTGACGGAACAACCGCAGCAAACCGTGCTGCTATGACAGGCACTTACTACATGACACCTCACACTGTGAAGGATGCAGTAGAGAGCCTTGCAACAAAGAACATCCCTCGCCTTGGTGAGACCTATGTTGCTTTCGTTCACCCACACCAGTCACGTAAGCTACGTGACAATCCAGAGTTCATTGAAGTAACCAAGTACGCAGCACCTGGTAACTTCATGCTAGGTGAAATCGGTCGTCTATACGACTGCGTATTCATCGAAACCACACAGGTCCTAAAGGTCGCTGGCGGTGCTGGTGCTTCATACACAACAGACACAACAGTTGCTAACCCAACAGTTACTGCTGGTGGTGGATACATCACACCTGCTACAAAGACAGGTAACGGTGGTTCAGACCGCTATGCATCTATCTTCATCGGAGATAACGCATTCGGTCACGCAATCTCACTTCCAGTAGAACTCCGCGATGGCGGTATTCTAGACTTCGGTCGTGAGCACGCACTTGCTTGGTACTCAATCTTCGGACTTGGTCTAATCACTGACCAGGCTGTAGTTATTGCAGAAACCAACTAATCACAATTTAATAGCTTAAATGTTGGGCGGGGAGCCTTGAAACTCCCCGCCTCAACACAAACTCATTTACTAACCCGGAGGATACAAATGGCAACAAAGAAATCACCAAC